GGCCCACCACCAGAACTTAAATCAAAACCAATTTCAACTGTTTTTGTTGGTAATGCCATTTATGCTCTCGCAAATACTTGACCAGAAGTACGCTCATACTTTTTGATTGCTTCAACAATTTGTTGTCCAACTTGTGCGCCATTAGTTCCAACACCAGCATTGACAACAATGTTGTAAGTCCCACCACCAAAACTACCTGCCTTATTTAACGGCACAACTGCTTCTGGGCCAGCTTCACCAATAAGAGCATTAGTTGGCCCCATAACAATTCCACCTTTAGCCAAACGAGCAAATCTATTCAAACCAAAACCAGAAGTATCAGGTGGAAGAATTGTTGATATTTTTCCAGTATTTCCAATAGCTGTGCCTGTTGATTTACCAGTTGTGATAGCAGTCTTGACAGGGGCAGTTAAACTTTCGCGCAACCTATCTAACTCAGCTTGAGCAGAAGCCAAAGCAAATTTAATACCATCAACCAAAGCATTACCTTGATCAATACCTTGTTGGTAAAAAGTTTGCGCACCAAGACGACCAACAGTTTCAGCAACAACATTCACAGAATCAAGCAAAGTGTTTATTTGTTGAACAACAGTTGTACCACCAGCAATTAACTGGTCAGCAATCAAAGACCCTGCATCAAAACCTGCATCCAATAATTCACGAATACCACGCTCAGACAAGCCCATAACAATAAGTTGTTTAACTTTGTCAGCAAAACTTGTGGCATCTTGAGCCTGTTTAGTTATCGCATCAATAAAGTTCTCTGTTTCAATGGCTTTACCAAAATCCACAACATCTGTCACAGAACTAGAAATGGTGCTATTCAAATCTTCAAACTTGTTTGTTACAGCACTTAAAGAATTTTCTGCTGAGGATAAAGAGGTTTGCAGATTATTGACAATGCTTTCTTGTAATGCAATGTTTGAGTTGATAACGGCTTTTTGTGCGTCACTTAGACCCTTGACTGCCTTTGTTGCTTTTTCAATAGTTGGAATCGTTTTATCTGTTGCTGACTTGACACCATAAAGTTTCTCACCCATCAACTGATAACGATCAGCGGAACTTTTAGCGGCTAACTCGTTGGCTTTAGTTTCTTGCCCAACTTTCACCATTCCTTGCACATAGGCAGTAAACGGCATTAAGTCCAACATCAATTTTGCAACGTTATATAAAGCCTCAAAGAAACGAGCTAAAATAGGATGATTCTCTGTAAAACTTGCAGTTAAATCTTTGATGCTTTTGATTGTTACAGCGACACCAATAATGAAATCAGATATTGTTTCAGCAATCTTTAATAACAAGTCACCAAAGGCTGCACCAGCGCCACCACCACCGCTAAACAACTCAAACGCTTTGATTAAACCAAAGCCAATTGTTTCTTTAGCTTCCTGTGCTTTGGCATTAAGGATAGACATTTGTCCAGCAAAAGTTTGAGCAGCAGCAGCAGCTTGACCAGAAAACTTGTCAGTTAAAACACCTGTAATTAAATCTAAATCTTTTGTGGCGATAATTGATTTGTCTAAACCAACACCAAGTCTTTGAAGTGCTGTAAATTGCCCCCCAGCGGCCTTTGCAAGCGAAATTGAGACGCTTTCCAAATCTCTGCCAGTTCCTGCGGATATATCAAGTGCAAGGGTTAAAAGTTTTTGTGATTGTTCAACATCCCCAGTCGCTAGAACCAAAGAATTGAGGGCTGGTCTTAACTGGTCATCAAGGACACCAGTAGAAAATTGTGTTTGGGTAATGAAATTACGCAAACCATTGATTTGTTGACTTGTTGCATTAGTTGTATTCCTAATAGATTTCTCAAGTTGAACTTGGGCTTTCTGATCTTGCATAGCCCCTTTAACACTTGAGGCAAAGAATGAAACAACTTTTTGAGCAGCAAAAACACCAGCAATAGATTTACCAAGATTCTTTACTGTCTTATCAAAACCACCAAGACTTTTATTGGCGTCATTAACACCCTTGGCATTGTATTGACTGACAATAGGAATGTTAATTGCCACAATAAGTCCTTAACCTTTTGGTATAAATTCGAGTGTTCTGTTCTTTATTTTAGAGTATCTTTCCAAAGTCTTATTTGCTGATTCAATGATCTGTGGCAGATAGCGTTCTGCTGCTTTCCAAACATAACGAGATGGTTTACCAGGCAAGTTTTTAATCATTGCTTTACCTGAAGCAGTTTTACCTGAACTTGCAATACCAGCCATATCAACCATTTCAACAGCAGCATTAGAAGTCTTAACAGTCAAAAGACTTGTGTAACCTCTACGCTTTCTCATATTTATTTTTGCTGAAACACGAACAGTTTGACCCCAACCAAGACGACCATTGTTATACATACCTGATAAAGGTGGCTCAATAGGAATACGAGATTTGATAATTTGATACAAAGGTTTAACATCAGTAATTAAATCTTTACGCAACTGACGATACAACTCAGGTTCAATTTGTTTAAGTTCTTTAATCATCTCGTTGACACCAGCGATACCACGGATTTGCACTTCAGCAGCCAATTAGTTTGTTCTCCCACTAGAAGCACGCCAACGCAGATACATACCTAATGTGAAAAGCATACGGTCAGACTCTTGTAATAGCAAAGAGGGAGCAATCCCTGTTTCACAAGCTAAATAAGCGATATACCAATGCTCAGAAGAATCTCCGAGCGGAATTATTTTGGGTCGTTGTCGCTTACTTGAATTTCATCAACTTCGTCAAGCCAGTTGTCAAATTCTTTTTTAGTTGCGTTAGTTCTTTTTTCAGAGTGCCAGGCAAGGAAAAGCAGATCAGTAAGTTTGAACTCTGATTCGAGTTTTGCTACTGACCTGCTGTATTTTTCCTCAAAGGCAACTAAGTCTCTGGCTGAACAAACGACTTCTTTAGAATTACCATCTTGATAATTCACGCGCAGGTTGATTTTCATTTGTTTCCTTTGTTGTTAAGCAGTTGCTCTAACTACTGAGCCTGATATTGGCCAAGTAACAGAAAGGGTTGCAATATCTCCAACGCTTGAAGCGAATGGTGAGTATTGGGTTACCAATGCTGTCATTGTGTAGTTAGGGTTTGTAGCAGTCACAGTACCACTTGTAGGTCTAATTATTACTGTGGCGATACTCCCAAGTAGGGGATTTAGTGTTGCATCTACTGAACCTGCTGCAAAATCTTGCATAAAGTTTAGTGTTAATGATGCTTGTTTTAAGCCACCGATTCTGGTTCTCCAAGTTGAACCAAAAGCAGTTGTTTCTAGATTGTCAGCTTCTTCAGCCAATTCAACTGAGTTAAGAGAATCAGCAAAATTAGTTCCGTTAATGCTAACAAAATAGTCCGTAGCAGCGAACTTTGGCATTTTGTTTCCTTATCTTTTCTTGTTACGCGTAACAGATGAAAGTCTGTTGCTCCTATATTACTTCAGGTTTAGGCATAAACGACAACTATGAACTCACAAGACAGATAGGTGGTTTCACTAATCACACTTGAACCATAGTTAGACATTGACGTAACCCGACAATCGTAGGCTTTGCCACCCAAAGTTTTGTCACCCTCAATTGCAGCCTTGACACTCAGCGACCCAGAAGTCGCACAGTAACCGTCAATAGAGTTTTGTGCTGTTCTTTCATCAGCTCTGCCAACGATAAGAAAGATTCTGAAAGTTAAAGTGTCCATCCCTCTGTGGAATGTGTCATCAAAACTTATGTTGTCGGGAATAACAATTGCAACAGGTGGGTTAGGTAAATCTGGCATCAACGCTGCTGTTCTTAAACCTGAGATTGTTGCCAACCTATTAGCAAGACCAGTTCTAATATCGCTAATTGATGCCATTAAAGAATGTTCCTCATCCGTCTGTAAGGCATAACGAGTTGTGCCACATCTGGATCAAGTTGTGAAGAAACTCTGATTGCACCAAGGTCACCAAAACCTGCAACACCCAAAGGACTATCTAAACGTTTGAAAATTCTTGAAGCCTGAATGATACAAGCCTGCTTAATTGCAATCGGAATATAAGGCCAACCAAATGTTCCTTGAATCTTAATTAAAGCCTCACCACCAGTAATAGGCCACAAATAATCGCCAACAGCACGAATGTTTGTGTAAGGCCAAGCCATACCATCAAGCACACCGTTAAGTGGTTCAAGTTGGTAATCACTTGTTTTCCAAACC